TGCGGTGTGTATATATACCGCATGGTACAAACATATAGCAGCCTTCTTGAATACGAAACCGGACGCCTCATCGACGAGGCGATTGCCGACGAGGTTGCTATTCTTATGAACGGCACCGTCGAAGACATCAAAGATTACAAATTTCGTACTGGCGTGATTCGCGGCTTGAACAAGGCCCGTGAACTTATGTCCGAAGCAGATAGCAACATCCAATCAGGTGAAAGAGGATAAACATGCCGTATACACGGATGCACCATGACGTAGACCCAAAGGAATCTATTCTTAAAGAAATTGGCGACATTAAAGACATTGAGGTGTTCAATACGCATGTTCTTATTGCAACATATGTTCGCCCAAACAAGACAAAAAGCGGCATTCATTTAACGGATAAGTACGTTGAGGAAGACAAATATCAGGGCAAGGTTGGCCTTGTAGTTAAAAAAGGCCCGTTAGCATTTGTTGACGATGACCAAGACTGGTTCAAGGGCGTTGAAGTTGATGTGAATGATTGGGTTTTTTATCGCCCTTCCGATGGTTGGTCGATGAATGTGCATGGCGTTCAGTGCCGTGTTTTGCGCGACATAGATATCCGTGGCCGGATTCCGGCACCTGACGCGGTTTGGTAAGGAATAAGCACATGGAACCAGCAGTAGAAGAAGATATTGTCCTTGATGATGCCCCAGAGGTAACTGTTGAGGAGAACAAACCAGAAACAAAGATAGCAGATAATGATTCGCAAACGCCGGAAGATGGCATTGCGGAACTTAAAGCTATGTTGGAGCAAGAGAAAAAACTTCGTTTAGAAGCAGAAACTCGCGCCCATCAAGCCCAACAAAACGTCCAAAAAGCCGCTGTAGAAATACAGGATAGCAACCTTATTATGATTAAGGGGGCTATGGATAACGTAAAGCAAGGGTCAGAAGCACTAAAACGCAACTATAAAGAAGCAATGGCTGCGGGTGATTACGATGCGGCGGCCAATATTCAAGAACAATTGTCTATTAATGCTGCTAAATTGCTTCAATTGCAGAACGGTAAGGATGCTTTAGAAGAGAAACTTAAAAACCCACAGCCGCAAACCAATGATATTGTTGAACAAATTGCTTCGCAACTATCACCTCGGTCAGCGGCATGGGTTCGACAAAACCCTGATGTAATTCGTGATCGTCAGCGGTACGAAGATATGGTTCGTGCGCACAATCATGCGGTTGGCGAAGGCCATGTCTTAGATTCTGATGCGTATTTCCAGCATATTGAAATGCGCCTTGGGTTAAGAAAGCCACCTCGCGTTGTTCAGGATGACGGCGAGGATGTTACGTTGTCTGCCGCCGCCGCTCCAGTTCAAAAACGAACTGCTCCAGCCGCCGCACCAACTACACGAACCGCCTCTGGTACGCCAAGCAAGTCCCAAGTTGTCCGTTTAAGTGCAGAAATGCGCGACATGGCATCGATGATGGGCATGACACCAGAAGATTACGCCAAAAACATGGTCGCGTTAAAGCGCGAAGGTAAACTTAACTGATAGGAGAGCCAAATGGCTGAAGATAAAGCTGAATTGCCTAAACTCACACCAAGACGTGTTAAACCGGATGTCCGACCAGACGTTCGTGGCGAAGTCCGCGAGGATAGCCCCGCAGAACGTGCAGCCAAGCGCGTTGCAGAAATCCGCGCCCACCGTCAGGGTTTAGACCTAGACAATACGGATCAGTATTTCATTGATCCATATATGGTTCCAGAAGGCTGGTCATACGAGTGGAAACGAAAAACCATTTATAATCAAGAAGATCCATCATATCAGGTTCGTCTTGCTGATGCTGGCTGGACGCCTGTTCCGGCAACCCGCGATGCCCGTCATAAGGCCATGATGCCTACTGGAAACTATGCCACGATTGAACGCGACGGCATGATTTTGATGGAGCGTCCTAAGGAGTTGACAGACGAAGCAAAGTCTATAGAATTGCGTCGTGCAAGGAACCAAGTTCGTGCAAAAGAAGCACAGCTTAGTACCACGCCTGATGGAACGATGACCCGCGAGGATGCTCGTGTTCGCCCACAGGTGAAAAAGTCCTACGAGGCTATGCCCATTCCTAATGAATGAGGACTGCCTCTAACCTGCCCTGTGGGAGGCGGGTTATCTTGTCGGGGTTAACAGTGCTTGGCGCATAGTAACCTCATCACTCAGGAAAAATTGCTATGGCTAATACGCAAGCGTATTTTGGCTTTACGCAGTATCAGGGTGGTGCGGGTGGTGCGCCTACGTTCGCTCAATCCGTACGCCGTATTGCGTCAAGTTCAGGTGCTATCTACACTGGCGATCCAGTAATGCCAGCGGTAAGCAGCGCCAACGGTTACATTGTTCAGGCTTCGCCCGGCTCAACGACCCTCGCGGGTATTTTTGTTGGTTGCAAATACCTCAACACATCTCTTGGCCGCACGGTCTGGTCCAGCTATTGGCCCGGCTCCGGTGCAACTGGCGACGTAGAAGCTTACGTCATTGATGATCCAAATGCTCGTTTCATCGTCCAGACCAGCACGTCATCGTTCCCAATCACGGGTACACTTTCCACGCAGACTTCTGGCGTTCAGGGCCAATATGCCCAGTTCTCCATTGGTACGGGCAACACGTCAACGGGTCGTTCCGGTGCATATCTTTCGTCGCTTGCGACGACTGCAACCTTCCCATTCGTCGTCATTGATTACCAAGTTGGTGTTCAAAACGGCGGCGACCCAACCTCGCAGTACTGCAACGTCATTGTTGGCTTCAACAACGAATGGCTACGCAGCAACGGCGCTGGCCCAACTGGCATCAGCTAAGGAGTAAGGTACTATGGCTGTTAATCTCTCACAGATCCGTGACCTTCTCCTCCCCGGCTTACGCGGGGTAGAAGGCAAGTACGAGATGATTTCATCTCAGTACGACAAAATCTTTACGAAGCATGAGTCGAAAATGGCTCTCGAACGTACCGCAGAAATGCGCTACCTCGGCCTCGCACAGCTTAAGACCGAAGGCGGCCAGACCGCTTTTGATTCGAACGCTGGCGAACGCTTTGTTTGGAACCAAGAGCATACGGAAATTGCACTCGGTTACGCAATTACCCGTAAGGCTATTGACGACAACCTCTACAAGACCCAGTTCATGCCTTCGAACCTTGGCTTGGTGGAATCTTTCCAGCAGACCAAAGAAATCTATGGCGCGAACATCCTTAATACGGCAACGACCTACAACGCAGCAGTTGGCGGTGACGGTGTAGCACTCTGCTCCACGGCGCATCCTATTGACGGCGGTACGGTTGCTAACACGCCAACGACTCAGGTTGACTTGAACGAAGCCACCTTGCTGAATGCAATGATTGCAGTCCGCACGAACTTCAAAGATCAGGCTGGCTTGAAAATCTTTGCCCGTGGCCGTAAGCTTATCGTTCCTCCACAGTTGGAACCAGTTGCAATCCGTCTCACGAAGACTGAATTGCGTCCGGGTACTGCGGACAACGACGTCAACGCGATCATGATGACGGCAGGCGGTCTTAGCGAAGGCTATATGGTCAACGACTTCTTGACTTCAGCTTACGCTTGGTTCCTCCTTACCAACATCGATGGCTTGGCGTATATGGAACGCATCAAGTTTGAAACAGACATGCAAGTCGATTTTGTCACTGACAACTTGCTTGTTAAGGGCTACGAGCGTTACTCGTTTGGTTACTACAACTGGCGCGCGATCTACGGCTCGTTCCCAACCTCGTAAGGAGAAGGCACTATGGCTGATACAGCATTCTCCGGTCCACTGATTGTATTTGGGCAAAACCCATCGCAACCATCGGACTACAACCCTGACTTAGGCTCCTCGCTATTTTATGCGGGGGGCGGCATCCTTGATCCGCGTCTTCCATTCACTTACCTTCCCGGTGAGTCACAGGCAGCGCAGGATTTTGGGTGGTACGGCTTCAGTGACATTGTTTCGTTCACTGGCGTCCCATACACAAACGCAGCGGCAGCAATTGTTGCCTCTGCAAACCCCACAAGCGCGACTCTTTCGCTTGTTACGACTAACTCCGCTACTACTGGCGTCTACTATTCGTCCAACTTTACCCGGTCAGATACGGGCGCCACGGATACGGTTCTTGCACTTGATGCTTATGCTTCAGTCACCGCTTCAGCAACGAACGGTATTCTGACGGTTACGGCAAACAGTGGTATGCCAATCGGACCCGGCATGGTTCTCCTTTCATCGTCTACGACGGTAACGGGCGGAACCCTTGGTGCATCTTCTGGCGTCTACATCGGTTCGCAGATTACGACGACGGGAACTTCATCAACGGTTGGTAACGGACAAACTGGTACTTATCAGCTAAGTCAGAACGTAACATTCACGTCTGGTACGGTTACTTTGGCCTATCCAAACGTGCAATCTTGCGCAATCCCAACGAACATCCAATCGCCATCAATCTGGCTTTGGAACCCAATGGCAATGGTTGGCCGTGCAGTAAGCGTTACTGCAGCAGCAAGTGCTACCTACGCAACCGCAACGGTTAACGGCTACGATGTCTACGGATATCCAATGTCGGAAGCTATTACGATTTCGGCAGGTAACGCTGTTAACGGTAAGAAGGCGTTCAAGTACATCAAGTCTGTAGTGCTTTCGGGCGGTACGGCTGATACGACCCACGCTTATTCCGTTGGTACAACTGCAATCGTTGGTCTGCCAATCCGTTCGGACTCTTCGGCAGAAGTTGTTGTTAACTCTGGTAACTCTCAAACTGCACCAGCGGTTAATACAGGTTTTGCTGCAAATGGGTTCTTACCTGCTGACCGTACTACACCGTCCGCGACAACGGGCGATGTCCGTGGCACGATTGACCTTGCAAATGCGTCGGGTGTCAATCTTACGCCGTCCACTGGCACGAACAAGTATGTGTTCCGCCAGATACCACAAGCCTACAATGTTCAGTCAGCGACTGGCTTGTTCGGCTTAACCCAGTACTACAACTTCTAAGGGAATAGGCCATGAAGAAGGCATCTAAGTCTGAGCAGGACGGTACGCACGGCGAGAAGTACGCTGATGCTGCTGTTAAAGACGTGTACGAAGGCAAGGATTCGCCAACGGAACACGAAGCACAAGAGCGTAAGCATGGTGGCCGCACCAAGCGCAAGCATGGTGGCAAGGTTCATCACCTCAACATGATGCACAAAGAGCATCATCACGAGCATCCAAAGGCTGAACATCGCGCAAAGCGTAAGCGCGGTGGTCACGTTCATGCGGAACATGCAATGCATGGCGAACATGCCAAGCATCGTGCAGACCGTAAGGCGCGTAAAGCTGGTGGCGAAGTCGGCGCTAATATGCACCCACTTTCCACGGCTGCTAAGGGAACTGAGCCAAAGGCTCACAAGTCTTACGAGCCTGAACACGATTAATATAAGCGAGGGGGTGTAAAAAGCCCCCTCACTTTCTCATGGGTGCCATATGACCGCAGCATGGACACGTTCTGAAGGTAAATCACCGTCCGGCGGGTTAAACGCCAAGGGACGCGCTTCTGCACGAGCAGAGGGTCATAATCTTAAGGCGCCAACGAAGGATAAAGATAATCCTCGTCACGACAATTTTTGCTCCCGTATGACCGGGATGAAGCGGAAAATGACTGGCTCAGCTAAGGCTGCTGATCCAGATAGCCGCATTAATAAATCACTCCGCAAGTGGGGATGCTGACATGGGTTTAATGTTTACCATTGGCGAGATGGTGATTATTTCGCTTAATATTGTAGCCATCATTTTATTGGTACGGAAATGACTGATAAACCATTTTGGGAAACTAAACTGCCCAAAGATCACCACACAAAACACTTGTCGCATAAGCAAGAGCAAAGTGCTAAAGCTAGGGCAAGGGCTGCGGGTAGACCTTGGCCAAATCTCGTCGACAACGC